CACCTATCTTACCATCATAAGTTGTTTCAAATCTTGTATTATCATCATGTATAATTTTAAATGATTCTGTTGTTCCAATTCCACTACCAGCATGTAGATCAACTTCTACTCCACCTAAATCAAAGTTTTTAAGTTTTAAAGTTCCTGAATTAAATTGTAGAGCACCACTACTATTACCTAAACCAATAGATTGTCCAACACTTACACTTGAAGTATTATTAGATGTTATTACTTCTAATAACGTATCAGTAGATTTACTAATTTGGAAATCTGATGTTGGAACGCTTGTTCCTATGCCAACTTTTCCTGTGCTCAGTACACTAAATGCATGATTATCAACCTCAAGAGTTGTGAATGTAGCTGCAGCACCAATTAAATTTTTTACAGTAATATTAGGTGTTCCTGACAATCCAAAAGCAGTCTCTGATGATGTAGCAGTTGATGCTGTTCCTGTTAATGCACCAAAAAATGTTGTTGCAGTAGCAACTCCCGTAATAAATACGTCTTCATTTACAAATAAATCTGTTGTGCTTGTAAGACCTGTTACAGATACTCCTAAACCAGTGGTTTGAAATTTTGTTGATCCATTAAAGTTTAATTTTACTGCATCATCAGTATCAAATACTGCACTAAAAATACTTGCTTCTGTATTTGTAATAAGAACATCATTATCACTCTGCAAATAAAGATGTTTATCTGTCTGCCCTACCCCTGAATATGATCTAATGACGTTGTTGTTTGGTTCATGTGCAATTACCAAGAAATCATCATCAACAGTACCAAATTTTAAGAGTACATCATCTGAAAACCTTAATTGTCCTTTACCTTCTCCACCATCTCTATCCCATGAAACATTACCACCTGCACCAAAAAGTGTTAAATCATCAAAATGTGAAGTAACTCCAGAGACATATAAATTTCCTGTCGTTACGAATCCTGTTGTTTCAAGTCCTCCAGTTGTTACAATTCCACTAAAAAATGCATTTCCTGTAGAATCTATACCAGCTCCACTGCCAGTTTCTGGATCAAGTCCTATTTGTAACTTATATGCTGGATTTGTGGTTCCTATACCAACGTCAACCGATGTTGACAATCCTGCTGATGTTATACTCCATGCTGCCTGTGCTAATCCTGATAATTCACTACCATCACCCTGAAATTTACTAGCAGTTACAACTCCAGAAACCGATATATCAGATGCAGTTATAAACCCAACCGTAGAAATGCCACCAACATATATACCCTCATTCACAAACAAATCAGTAGTAGTTACTAACCCAGTAACTTTAGTAGTTCCTCTAACATCTAATAGCTCAGTAGGAACAGAGGTTCCTATACCAACTAAACCATTTGGATTTACTATAAAGTTATCATTATCAACTTGTACACCATTACGAAAATTGAACGACTTTCTATAATTTGCCATCTTATGACTTTTTAGTTATTTATCTTGGAGTTTTTGTTCCAAATTTTCGACCTTGATTGAAAGCTCTTTAATAGCCTCAATGAGGAGAGGAACTAATTTATGATATTGAACTGATTTATGTCCAGACTCTTGATCTTTGACTATTCCAGGTAATCCCAATGCCTCAATTTCTTGTGCAACTACACCAGTATCTTCACCTTGATTAGGATTTCCTTCCTTCCAAGTAAATGTGTTACCACTAATTGAAAGAACCTTAGCAAGAGGATCTTCAATAGGTGTGATATTATCTTTTAAATTTTGATCTGATGCAGAGAAGAAAGCAGTAATATCACCAGTAACATTTAAATCACCAGTGACTGTAGCACCACCTCTTTGAACTCTAAACGCCTCAGTAACGGCACCATTTTCATTACCACCATTTCTAGGTAAAGGTCCAGCTCCATCAGGTGTAAAGAATACTATTTCACCATCTGAAGTTCCAGTTCCTCCACCCGTAACATCCATTTGGATTCGAGCATCATAATCATTTACACCATCTCCTTCATATTCACCAGATCTCCTAAAATCAATAAATGGTCCTGCATTTGGACTGCCCTCTCTACTATGATCTTGAGCTTTTCTAATTTCAATACCACCACCTGCATCAATCCTAACGTCTTGGTCTGTATGAGGGGATTTAATTACATGTAAATGTTCAACAGTCATCATACCAGAGACTTGCACATCACCATCAGTTACATCTAATCTTCCATATACAGTAACACCGATACCTGATGTAGCGAAACGTATTGTATTATCATAATATAATTCTACTGGACCACCTGCCTTAAAGATGCCCATTCTTCCATCAGCTATACGACCACCATTCATTAATCTGATTTCAGAATTTGGTGAATTAGTATCAAGATTTAAGTTACCATTTCCAGTATCACGGATAAAACTGTCCTCAAAATCAACACCTCCTGTAGTTTCAAATCTATGATATATTTGCAAATCTCCATCATCACCAAATTTTAATCTTGCATTCTCATCATCATCTACCGAATCTGGGAAATTAAATGATGCAAATTGAGAAATATTAACTGTTCCTCCAATACCCACTCCACCTTCAATTACAAGAGCACCAGTAGTTGGGGATGTTGATCCTGTTTCGTCAGTAATTTTAACTTGTTTATTAAAAGTGGCTTTATCTTTAGCAAAAATTTGATTGTTAAATGTAACTGGACCATCAAATTGAGAAAGAATTTGTTTTGAATCACCACCTTCTACTATAAGATTTTCCTTAACAATAACTTCATCAAACACTACACTTAATCTTGAAGGATCCTGACCTGTTACAGTTGGAATAGGTGTATCAAAAGTAGTTTCCTCTCCAGTTAGAGCAGATTTCTTTTGATTACCAATGTAAAAATCACCCTTGCTGTTCATGCCAGTATAGACTACCGCACCAGCATCTTTCTCTTGTGATTGTGATAGATATTCTTCATTTTCAGTTAAAGTTCTATCTTGAACTTGTGGTAGACCTGTTGAATAGTTTCCTGGACCATATCCAAGATATTCGAATGTATGTCCAGAAGCACGTAAAATCGAAGGTCTACGGAACTCAATAGATAATGGATTTACTTTATAAGCAAAAGATCCAGCGTCATGAGTTTGTATTCCAGTACCCAATGCACCACGTAATACTGTCAATCTATTATTTCCAGCACCACTTAATGTATTAGTGGAAATTCTCATTATTTCATTATCAATCTGAATATAAGAACCTAGAGGTAATCTCTTTTCAGTTCCAATACCCAAAGTAGGAGAACTTATCTGAATCTTGGTATTATCTGTTGGATCAGGAAATCCTTCAAAAGTGAAGACTTCATTAGCATATAATTTAATTCCTCTTACAGCAGCATCTACGTCAGATTTATCCAAATTATTATTATTAGCAGATAAACCATGTGGAATGATGTAGTAACGTCTTCCTTCATCTGTTGGATGACCAGGTTCAAATTTAGGTCTAGGTTTATTAACAGTGAATGTATTAACACCTACTCTTGATGTAACTGTATACTCAACTGGAGGTTCAGCACCATCAATTCTTTTTAGAGTAAATTTATCTCCAGCCGATAATCCATGAGCATAAGGAAGTGTAACCCTAGCAATATCAGTAATAGCATTATAAGCACTACCAGGTATAGTAGTAATACCAACAGTACCAGTAGGAAGAACATATTGTCCAGATATACTGATTGGATCTCCTGCTGTTTTTGCTATGGCAATTTGATTTTTAGAAGGAACAGAAACTACTCTATAATAACCATCACTCGTAGTTCCAATACCAGTAACCTGAATTGCAGCACCCCTATCTAAAACTCCAGCACCAGTAGATATAATAGATCCAGTTAATCCATCACCTCTAAGTGTTACTGTAGCATTGGCACTTCCACCAATAACAGCAGTATCAACATACAATACATCAGCATCTTGATATCCAGAACCAGGAGATTCAATATCTACACTTACAACTGCTCCACCAGATATACCAACAGTAGCAGTAGCACCATTCCAACTTGATAATCCAACTTCATTAAAGAGTTTTACATTATAGAAAGTTCCATTTGTATGTCCTGATCCACCCGCAATAGCAGCAAAAGTTGCAATACCAGATAATCCGTGCTCTCTAGTGAATGTAATAGTTGCTATACCTGCAACTACACTTAAATCACTCTCATTCGCTATGGTAAATTTATTATTAAACGTTGTAATTAGATTATCAATGGATTTTCTTGTAATACTTTTTTTAAGATCATTAGTGGCAACTTCTCCGAGAGGAGATCTTAGTGCAAAAGATTCTGCTGATCCTGGATTATCATTAATGTTGTCTCTATCCATCTGAGGATATAAATTAACAACATTCTGACTATACCTATAATCTGTAAACTCTGTTGTAATACCTACATCAGCACCTAGAACAAATACATTATAAATTCCACTCTGTTGTCCCTCAATATATCTCTGTATTATTTCATTTCTATAAACAAAGAGGTTTGATTTTAAATCATTTCTTTCAAATCTTGGTAAATCAGAAGTTCTTGTGTTAAGATCATTCGTTAATGAAGATCCAAGTGTTTTATTAGTTTCATATGTGAACTGCATATCATTAGTAACTGCCTTAACAGTATGAGTTCCATTATAACCACTAGTAGCAGATCCAACTGGATTGGTAGAATCAGTTACATTTTTAACAATAATTTGATCTCCAACATTCAAATTATGTGGTAAATCTGAAGTAACACTTACCGTAGAGTTGGGAGATCCAGCTGTGAATGAACAAGTGCTAATAAATCTTGTATTTCTCTTATACAAATAATCATCATCTGTTATAGAGGCAAGATTGAAATCACTGTCGGTTCTAACACCAGTAGTGCTAGATTCTTGCATAATAAATCCATTTTCTGGATCTTTAGAACCAGATAATTCTTTAGGAATTACAACTCTAACTTTGTAAATTTTATCATCTAAACTTCTAGAATCTGCTGTTCTTTTTATGAAAGATGGTTCTGTATTTACATCTAAACCACGATCAGTATTAACACCAATTTGTGTGATGGCAGTATAAACATCATTATCAGTAGATACACTAATATACCATTGTTTAACTGTGGGAGTATCGTCAAACTGCACTGGATGTCCTATATCTCCAGCAACTTTATCAGTTACTCTACTTAAAATTTTAAGTTGAGATCCACCATATACGGTGATATCACCTCTTCCAAGATTAGAATAATTATCTGCATCTGTTTTAGAAGCAGCTAATCTTATATGATTATCATCCCCATCATCAATAACATAGTAAACAATATCTGTTTGAATATTTTCTGGATAATCACCAGTATTACTTACTACAACAACTTTTTCACCTGTTGATAAATTATGAGAATTTAAAGCAAATCTATTTGCTGTTGGTCCTGATATAACTGGATATTCTTTAGTACCACTAAATCCTGTCTGTATTATTTCACCACTATCATCTTTATCAGTCATCAATATCTGTGCTTCACTTACACCGTATCCACTAATAGCACCACCTTCTATCACATCAACAACAGAACTAAAATCTACATATAATATGTCTTCAAATTTTGAACCTACTCTATATCCTTGTGTAAGAACTGGTGGAGCAATATCAATATCTTTAAATCCAAAAAGATATAATCTCTTGTTATTAGAAACATTAGTAGTGACACCGACATCTAAAGATATCCAATCAATATCCTCTTCTTCAGAAGTTATTGATTTTGGTGCAATTATATTGGTTATAAATGCTCTATCATCTTTTGTAAATGCTTCTTTTTTAAATCCTTTAGAAACTAAAGATAATTGTCCAAAGTTAGAGTTGGAGTTAGTGATAGATGCATCACCACCACTTTGTGCCTCAAAATGTTTATTATATCCAATCGCAAACACAGAAACTATCTGAAGAATAGCATCATTAGTTATTTTAATATGACATGTTTCCCATCCTTGTCTATAAACTGCCCCAGAGTCTAAATGATAAACTGTCTCTGAATTAGTTGAGGATGATTTTTTAGCAAGAGTTGATCCAACAACTTTAGTTGCATCAAGAGTTAGATATTGTCTAGAAGAAGGGTTATATTTTGCAAATGCACGATCATCTTTTTGTAGTGATATACCCGTAAATTGAGCCACAACCATGGATCTAAATCCATCTGCTTTTGATCCATCGGCATGCATACCATTCATACCAAAAACTGAGCGAAGAGAACAGTTAAAGATATATGGTGATGCACCAGATACAGTATCAGTTTCAATAGTTACACTTGCTTTTCCACCACCACTAGTTAAACCTGGTTCGGCTATTAAACCTTTAGAAAAATCTGGAAGTAAGTATGTAAATCTTTTTGGATCATCTATATCAACATTTTGAACTTTTGTAGAAATATTGTATTCATTTACAGCAACATTATTAATTTTTATTGGTGTTCCTGCTGTTAGATTATGATTTTCTGTAG